ATTATCTGCCGTTCTTACATTTGCTTCTGACATGGATAACTCCAAGAATTAACCCAATGAACCCATTGGTAGGTAAATGCTTTTATAACATAAATGTTGTGTTTTTACAACATTATTCTGGTTCGTAATTTTTTAGTTGCCCTTTGTGCATTTCAAAATGACCCAAATGTTCTTTAGCTAAATTTTTATATTCATTTCCAGCCATACTCCAAGAGGTATGCGCTCTGTTGTGCATATTGGCTGCATGAAGGTGGTTTTTATGGTTTTCTTTTTCCATTGCCGTTTGAGTAGCTTTATATGCTTCTGAAGAATGACCATGAGCTTCAATAGTTTTATGGTGAGGATTAGCTTCGTACCATTCTCTTTTAGGTTCTTTAGGTCTTGTTTTGTTTGCCAATCCTTTTGTTTCAGGTTTGTTACCCATTTTTTTGGCAATGAAATCTTCACGATTTTCTGAAGTGACTGTTTCTCTTGTCATTTTAAATAGCTCTTTCTGTAGTTTCTGCGTTAGCTAGTTCAGCTTGTTTATGATCCATATTTGCAAGCAATATAGCTACTTGCGCTTTTAACTGCTCTACTTCTAATTGAGTCTGAGTCTTGATAACTGTGTCATGCGCTTGTGTATCAGTACGCATCTGAGTATCTTCACGCTTAACATCTAAACGCATCTTCTCACGCTGTGTTTCAGCTTCTTGTACTTGTTGTTGGACAGTAGCACGATATTTCTTATCCATTTCTTCAGCTTGAATCTGCTGTTGAAGTTGCTGGATCATCTGTTTGCTTTGAGCCAACTGCATCTGTACTTGTGGTGGAATAGGTGACTTATCGTCAATTTGCGCCATAGGATTGGCTGCTGCAAGTCTATCTGCAATGACTTCTGCGCCTGGGAAGTCCATATTACGGAATATTAGATCACCAGCAGTTTGCATCAATGTAGGATCAGCACCTAATAAACTCATCATAGAATCGACTGCTTCTTGACGTTTAGAGTTGTAACCAGGGCCTGTTTCCATTACTACGTCATATTCGCCTACAGTTACGTCATTTAAGACTTTAGACACGCCTTGCTCGTCTTGACCTTGCTCATTGATAGTAACCATCTCAGGCTTACCATCATCGCCAATAATACGCATTACACGCTGTCTATCGTAGATTTTAGGAATTAGATCAAGAATGATACGACCTGTATGACGGATTGAGCGAGTCAAATTGTCATAGTAGTGAAAGTTAGTCATATCAGCTTGAGATTGCTGACCTTGCAATGACTTGCCAGATTGCATACCTTGTGGCAATTGACCAGGATCAAAGATACCTACAACTGCTTGTAAGTCTTGATTCATGCCTTGCAATGCAGTCATTACGCCTGCTGGTGGTGGTTCTGGCTGTAATCTTGTAGGTGCTGGAGCAGTCCGACCTTCAATATCTGTCTGCTTATAACGTAATACAGGCATAGCTTTAATGTTAGCCATTGCCCATTCGTTCTCATGACCTTCGTCTTGACCTTCAGCAAGCAACCATTTAGCTTTAGGAGCTAATGCTACAGTTTCAGTCAATGCTGTTGACCAGTAGTTATACATACGTTGTGGGTCTTTAGCCATACGCACTAGACCAAACTTCTTATGCTTATCGTCAACTCTTACTTCTTGACCATATACCGGCACGATAGGAATAAACTTACCAGCCCATTCGCCTTCTTCAAGGATTTGCATAGCCGTTAGCTTGCACCATTTAATCTTTTTGCGCCAGGTATCACGCTTATCAATCACAGTAATACCAGCAGCAGCCAATGCTTCTTTGCTTGGCATTTCATCGCTATAGCCTGTTGTGCCGTCTGAAAGCTGAATAATCATTGCTTTCTCACGCTCAGTATAGAAATACTCAGCTATGCGTATATCTTCCTTTGTGACCCATTCCGACTCCGTATCGCCCGTTCCTCTACTGGAAAATCCTTGAGTGTCCTCTGCATTTGGATACATTTTCTTGAACACGGCTTTACTGACAACTGTTGTAACAAGGCACTTTTCAGCATCTGAGCCATCAGGTTCAACGCTATTAGGGTCAAAATAAACGCTAAAAGGATTTTCAATACGCTTAATGTAGATTTCTTGATCAAAGCTGTCATCCCTTACATAGTCTGTAGTTACACGCCAATAGCCCCAACCCATCTTTACGCAATATTCAAACGCATGATCATAGGCTTGATCTGCATCGCTTTGATTCTCAATATGACGAGTAATGCCTGTAATAATCTCGGCTACTTTGGCATCTGAGTCATTGTTCATGCCATGCACTTTGATGCGTGGGCGTTGTTGACGTTGCTGATTACAAATTTGACGGATATAAGCATCTACCTTATTAATCGTCAAACAAGGTCTAGCTTCTAATACTCGGCTATTTTGTACATCTACAGGCCATTGATCGCCTGCTGCAAATCTCACATCATCTAACGCTTCAGCACGATTGTTGCTATCAGAATCGTTACAAAGCCTTAAAAACTGCTTGGCTTCTTCAATTCTGCCGTCTGATTGTGAGTCTGCAACGCTATCGTATGCCATAGGTATTCCTTAGTATTTGGCTGATTTTAAGCCAACTGTATCATTTTTACTACACATTTTAGCCCATCCATGAACTTGGTAGGTTATAAGTTGACTTTTGTTTGGGTGCTTTTCTAGGCTCGTTAACCATAAGTCCGATGTAACGGAAAGCATCTGCTCCGTGGCTATAGTTATCGTGCAAGGGTTTTTGACTAAATTGCTTGGTATCTGGATCAACGTCATACCTATAATGTCTGAGGCATTGTAAGCCTTCATGGGTGTTTGTGCGGTCAAACCAGCACTTATTGAACATCATTCGTGCAGCATTGATTGAATCTACGATAGGAGTTCTTTCGATAACTCTTGTATTGAAGTTTGCAGCTCTGACCACTTCCTCGATACTTTTGCCGTGTGAGGCCAAAGTTTTGTTGCCAGCATCATGTGGTAACCAAATAGTGTCGATAATGTATCCATAAGACTGTATTTTAGCAAGATAATGAGCAATTGTCTGTTGATTGTCCTCGTGATAGCGTATCAATCTGACTTCTTGGGCAATAAATTGAACAACCCAATAAGCAGTAGAGTCTGCCCAGCCCAAATCAAAAACAACGTGACAGGGCTTGATTGGATCGTAGGGTAAATTGCATATTCTGCCATCTAGCTCTGCCATAGTCAATTCTTTAGCAAAGATAGCACCATCTACTGTCTGACGGCATAATCCTTCCCAGACTGTGTTGTACGCTTCTCTATCCCTACTAAATAAGGCATCTTTCTCTAATTTGAGAGTATCTGGGAACCAGGGATTGTCTGACCAATTAATCTTAGCAACTTTGCAGTTCTCTGGCGGTGATACCACGAACCTTTGATAGGTTTCATCGCTTTCAAGCTCCGGATTGAACGTAACCCAGATTTCTGATTGTTCTTTACGGATGGTAGGGATAAGAATATTCCACGAAGTTTTTGATACCGATTGTGCTTCTTCCACCCAACAGAGGTCAACACCCTCAAAAGACTTGATGTTTGTGACGTTGTTTTTAAGGCCAACAAACGCAAATTCAGTACCATTCTTGCCTCGAATGGAGTTTTGTGTAATTTCATAGAACGATTCTAGTTTTAAAGCAATGATTTGGTCTGATAGCAGTTTATGAACTGATTGACCTATTGAATTTTGGAACTCACGAGCGCATAGCACCCTTGTAGGCTTCTTTACGCCAATAACGAGTAATGCACGAGCGACCCCCCAAGATTTAGCACCACCACGACCACCATAAAGCACCTTATATCGGCATGGATCAAATAGCATTTGCAGCTTGATTGGAAAATCAACCTGACTAACAGCTTCCCTAATCTCTGATGTGATTTCACTCATCTACAGGTGGTGAAATGATAGATGGAACATGAAAACGCACTTCTAATGAAGTTGTTACATTGTTTCCTTCGCCATCTTCAAAAGTTGTCGCTTGTACTGCTTTACCATCTGTTCTGTCAGCTAAGAAGTTAACAGCCCACGGCTCACCTTCTTCTGCTTTCTCTAATACTTTGTCAGCAGCATTGCGTAGCTTCTGTGGGTTCTGAGCAATAGACTTGCGTAGAGCATCTAAAAATGGCTTATTCTTTGTGCCATTCTTGTTACCAGGCTGTCCACCTCTTGAATTATTCGACTTTTCTTCCATGTTCTTGATTATGTTGTTTTTTTACAACACTTATGATTGTGAAATATCAGGTTCTTTAATCTCATCAGACTGTTGTTTTTTTGCAACATCCATTTGAGCTTGAGCAATAGCATTGATACCATCTATGAGGTTCTTGCTATACACATAAGGTAATTGCCCTAATGCTTGTAGCAACTCATTTACTTGTTGTACTGTAAAAGTGATCATTCTTATACTCTCTTAGCTTTAGTTTTCTTAGTTGCTGCACGTTTCTCGCTATAGGCAATTGCAAGAGCCTGAGCTTTTGGTTTTCCTTCTTTCAATTCTTCTTTCAAATTTGATACAAATGCTTTTTTGCTGGCTGATTTTTTGAGAGGCATCGTTTTGCTCCTAGTTGTAGCCTTTTTAAGGCTTGGTTTACGTTTAACTTCGTCATTAATAGGGAAATGCCACGCATTAGATGGCTTTATTGGTTCAGGCTCTACTTGGTCTTGCATCCATTTCCAAATGGCTTGTAATCTATCCCAAATTTTGTGTAATGTACTGTACATTTTTTCCCCTATTCTACCCAGCAAACATCTTGCCAAGACATTAACACGCACTTTTCACCTTCGTGAACGATTGGCGTGAATTTAAGATATTCCTCTTTAGGATCATCATTCATAGTTCCAAAGCGGATTCGTGCGCCTACTTCTATTGGC